CTAGCGCCCCAAAGAAATCCATTGAGCATTAAAACCACCTGACGATTTAACCCCGGTAGTTGTTTTGTAGAACGGCATGGTGAAACCGCCCAACACCGTGCCCGTGGACAGATACGCGGCATCCGTGTTTTGTCCTGACATGGCGAGGGTGATGATCTCCAGGGCGGAATATCCCAGCGGATAGTTCACGTTGATGTCACCGCTGGCATTCACCGCTGCAGTGCCGAAGTTGATGATCAACCCCCCCGGTACATCGGGAATGCGGATGTAATCGTTTTTCCCAAATGAGCGCTTGGCAAAAATGCTCATGATCGCCGCGACCGTCGGAACCAGCGCGTCACTCAAACCCGCCGCCATCTGCGAAGCAGTGGCCAGTTGAATTAGACCGGCCAAGCTGGTGGTGGCCGGCTTTACCTGAGCGGTCACCGCTTGTTTCACACCCTGAGCCGTCATCGGCTTGGTGTTTTCCAGCCCGGCTTCGGCCTCCTGTTGCGTCGCCGGCGCAATGCCGTAACCGGTCAGCGTCGCCGGATTGGTGCCAGCAATGACCCGACCGAACTCATCTACCGAGACACTGCGAAACGTGCCTGGGGTGATACCTGGACGACCGGCGATCATTTCAAATTGCAGATCCGTGGTGCCCAGCGTGATCGGCGCGTCAGTCAACAGTTGCCACACGCTGTCATGGTTGGCCACGCCCTTCTCAACGTGGACGAACAAACCCGGCGTAACTTCAAGGCTGCTGTCTGCATCGAGCGAGCGCGCCCATGCACCACCGGTGACCACGTAAATGCCGTTGGTTTTTGCTTGGGCCTGATTCTTCACCAGCACACGAGAACCCGCGATCACGTCGACGCCGTCAATGGTCTGCGCACCACTGAGCACGATCGGCCCAGTGGTGGTCGCCACTACCGAATGCTTGAAGTCCTGTCTATTCAGCTCATCGAAGACTTTTTGATCCACGTATTCCCGCGTGGCCAGCACCACTGCGGGATCGATCTTCAACGTGATGTTGCCGGCATTGGACACAATGAAATTCATCCGCACGACTTGCGTGCGGCCGGAGCCTTGCGACAGCACTGGCTTGAAGCTCGGTGCGCAGTTGGCTACCGCCACCAGGTCGCCGTCAGCGTCATACAGGCCGATTTCGCGGATCCACTTACCGCCTTCATCAGCGGGAATCACCTGTTCGGCGATGATGACCGCCGGGTTGGTCGGGTCGACCTTGAGCTGGTTCAACGGCCGGCGACGCCATTCATTGATGAGGTTGGTCTGGGCCGCGCTGGGGATAGGATCGGTGCCGTAGGCATCACCCACGCCCATTTCGGTGAGTTTCCAAGGAATGCCGAGCGCGTCGGCATTTGCCTGTTTGGCCATCCCCACGTTTGTGAGGATCGCAAAAAACTGCGAGTTCGCATCAATCATAATAAACGTCCAGGGTGTCTATGGAATGTTCGCGGGCAGCCGCGCCGATGGTCCCGGTGACCTCGATGTCACGCATGACCGGCGGGTAAACATCGATTTCATCGCCTTCGTATAAAGCAACGCTGATATCTAAATTGCCTTTCGTTTCGAGGCTGATCGCTAAGCCGGTCAGATGGCGGGAGACGGGCTTGGCGTCATCGATCAGGCGCTCCAGCTCCTGATACATTTCCTCGGTGATACCGGTATCCAGCACACCGACCTTCAGCGCAAAGGTGCCCGGCGGCCCCTCCGGCACAGTCTTGAACCACTCGATGATCTCGATCAGGTAACCCAGAGGCTCGACTACCCGCCTAAGTGCTCCGATCGTTCCTTTGCGGGAGTGGATGAAGTAAGAGCCCTTGATGACCTGACGCTTGGTGGCCTCCGACCAGGTGATGTCCCAGCGGTCGACGGAGAATGCCCAGGCGAGGTAGGGCAGTAGCAGCACCGGGCATCGATCAGGATTCAGCAGATCCCTGATCGGGACTGGCACGCGCTCAATTTGCGCGAGCGCCTCGGCTGCCAGGCGCTCAAGCTGTTTGGCGTTCGGTGGCAACAAGCCCGTCATGACGGCGCACCAACGGCCACGCTGTAGCCGGTGCAGTACGCCGCTTCGGCTTCGTTTGGAGAGATATCGGTCCAGTTGTGCAGAACCACCTTGCGCACGCCTTCGACGTGCAGGGCGGCATGGATGGCCGACTCGGAGACTTCTACACCCAACCGCCGGCGCTGGCTGATAAACGCGACGAGCCGTGCTTGCGCGGCTTCGCGGATTGGCTCCGCTTCTGGGCCCGTGGTGGCGAGATAGAGCACCGCGTCGACCTGGTAAGGCAGCACAGCCGCCGACTGCACCGTTAGCCGATCAGCCACCGGGCGGCGATCTTCGTCACTGAGGTATCGGCTGACGACATCCAGCAACGCCTGGTCGACGCTCCCGTCTCCGACTAAACCCTGAACCGTGACGACGACAACCGCCGGCGACGGGCTTTCGGCCGTTGCGTCAGCAACTCGACCGTCTGCGCTGCGCGCATGCAGGATGTAGCTGTTACGTGGTCCCGCTGTGGAGAGTCCTTCCCATGCCATTTGCGCCCGCTCGCGCAGCGAGTCGTCGGATTCCATTACCGCGATGATCGGCGGCACGGCTGCGCTGTTGCCCGGGGTGACGATCAGGCGTTCTACGTTGACGTTACCCGCGAGCTGCTCGAGGTCCTTGCCCTTGGCTTTCGCCAGCATGTTGGCAAGCGATGCTTCGTTCACACGCTGACGCAGCAGCATTTCGCGATAAGCATTCTCCTGTAGAAGCTTGGTCAAAGGCTCCGACTCGACGGCCAATGTCGCGGCGACTTCGGCCTGCTGTTCGACTGGCCATAGGCTGACCGCGTAGGCCTTGCGTTCGGCGAGAATCAGTTCGTAGTCGATCTGCTCGACGACATCAGGATCCGGAAGCTGAGCCAGATCGATAGGGGTGAAGGTTTTCATGCTGTTGCTCCCAAGCTCAGAGGAACGCGCAGGCTCAACGGTTCATTGGTGTCCACCAAGCTGCCTTCGATGTCGAGAATCGCCTGGCCGGCAACATCGCCCAAGGTCAGTTGGACTCGACTGAGGCGAATCCGCGGTTCCCAGCGCATCAGCGCAATGGCTGTGGCCGCATACGCTTGCAGCCGGGTTGCGTTGTTGAGCGGCCAATCAATCAGGTCGGCGAGCTGGCTGCCGTATTCGCGCCGCATTACGCGGGTTCCAATAGGTGTGGTCAGGATGTCGGCGATCGATTGCACCAGGTGATCGTTGCCGACGAGGCTACGGCCGGTATTGCTGTTCATGCCGATCATGGGACTGGCCCATCGGATAGCGCATTGCCACGCAGCACGCCCGAGGTGCGGTGATTGACCAGGCTGATTTTCCGTTCGCCGGCGACGACGTCCTGGGTGACTGTCACCAGTCCATCGATCACAACGTCACCGGTGACGTGAACTCCACCTGGTGCGATGAGATTGGCTTTGCCGCCACCGGGTAATGTGGCGGTCAACGTGTGGCTCGCGGTGTCGTACTCGACGATGGCCCCGTCGCGGTACCGGCGCCGGCGGCGCGTTGGCACGTTGTCCGGAGCGGGGAAACGATCGCTGTACAGGCCGAACATGACGAAGCCATGGGCAGGATTGCCCGAAGGCGAAAGCACCAGGCACTGCTCGTCGATACTCGGCGGATCCCAGTCGCTGTCCTCCCCGGCACGTAAGGCAAGGAACGGCAGCCAGCCGGTCAGCAGGCCACCGGTTTTCACACGGCAACGCGGTGTCTCCAGATCAAGCTCGGCGATGGTGCCGGCTCGGATCAGGTTTTCAAGGCGTCGGGTCAGTTCAGTGAGAGAGTCCATGCCGCCGATGTTGCAGGTCGCGCGTGCGAGCTGCATCGGCGGGGGGCTGTAGCGCGAGTGCGTACAGGAGAGGGTCAGCTGGTGAGGTGATCGATGAGCAGATTTCGGATGTTTTCCAGCTCGTCGCCGCTGAATCCCAGCAGCTGCCGCGTTTCGTATTGCACATCCGATTGGCCACGTTCCGGTCGATCCTTGAGGCCGTACTGGTGAACCCGGGCGATGCGGCTCACGCGACCCACGAAGCCGACGGATAAGCCATTTGCGGTGCTTTCGGTGCGCAGGTAACGGGCAGATTTCAGCTTGGTGAACATCTTGCCTTTTATCCGGCCCTTTTTCCCACGCAGGTCCTTGGGTTTGCGAGGTGCGAACGCAGAACCATCAGGATTGCGCTGCGTCGTGATGCGTTTTGACTGGCTACGACGAAGATCGCGGGCAACCATGCCGAGCAGCTTGCGGCGTTCTCCCTCGCCCAGTTTGGCAATCAACACTGAAACCCATGTTTCCAGTGCCTGCAGGTCATTGCTCATGGTTTACCCCACTGCGAAATCAACTCGCAGCTGGGGTTCCTGAGCTCAAGTCCTGGCGTGAAGAACAGCTCATCATCGACGACGGGCTCTGGTGGGTGATTGACGACCAGTGTGCCGTCGTCCTGACGTTTGACGATCACGCGTTCTGTGAGCGGCAACTTGATCGACAGGTCGACCTTGCTGTTGTCCAGGACATCAGCTTCGAACGCGACGGCCGTTTTACTGCGTTCGACGTTTTCCATCAGCTCCCGCTGATTGACCAGGATCCAGGCGAACAAGGGAATGGCGATCGCGTCGGGGTGGCCAGCGTAATCCGTGAAGATCAGGTTCAGCGTGTAGCTGTATTCGAACGACAACCCCACGGCAGCGGTGCTGCGCATGGTGCCGTTGTCGATGAACACCATTAGGCGGTCCGGGTTTTTCCTTAACTCCGGTACCGAGGCGAGCAGGTGAGCGCGTAGAGATTCTGGTTTGTTCATGGTCGGCCTGCCTGGGCCCGCTGATGCTGGTAAACCATATCGACCTGCGCAGCGCATTGGGCCCAATCGTTCTCGGTGACGTCCTGGTCGTTGAGCAGTGCGCCGTTCTTGTCCGGTTTAGTCGCCGACAGGGTGCAGGGCACCACGGCCGGACAACCAGTCGCGATAAGCAGCGGCTCCGGTGATGGCGGGGCGCTCGCGCATCCGGCGAGCAGCATCAGGGAGAGGCTGATCAGCCCAAAAGCGAAGTTCGGCATTCTCAAGTTTCAAGTCCTCGATCGTTCGTTGACGGGCGGCGAGCCCTTGGCGCAGCTGGTTTTGCATGCTGCGTAATGCGGACTGGGCGGTCCGTTCGTCCTGTAGCGACGCCTGGAGTTGAGCGGCCGTCTGCTCACTGCGCGTCGCTCGAGCAAGCGCTGCATCAGCGGCATCTTGTGCCCGGTCTGTTTTTTGATCTGCGACCTCAATCCGCTGGCTCTGAGCCCAGATCAGCAGCGCGATCGAGGCGAGCAGGGCGAGCCCGTACAGCGCCTGGCGCAGCGTGCTCACGCGCGGTACCAGCCGGCT